ATCATTAGAAATATTGATATTCGAACTGAAAAATTGAAAATGAGCGAAGACAATGGAGAATCACGATCACCGGATCGTGGTTCCTTAACGAGTGGGGCCGGTGAGTTATCCCCCCCACCGGGCCTTGAGGCCCGCTTCCCTGATTATCGGGAACTAGCCGTGTCACCTGGTGTACCCAAGAACATCAGGCAAGATGCATGGAAATCCTTGTGGGGTTGAATTCTGTTAACCACCTCTTCCAGCATTGTGCCGCCAATTTCACCGTCAAGTCCTACGTGTGTTTGAAGGAAAACCTTCACCGCGAGAAGGGCAGTGAGCTCGTGTGTGGGCCCCGGACCAACCAAATTTTGTTGTCCATGGGGCTTGCTAAATCTACGAGGTTCTTGAATGACATCAGTCCTGACTGGTTGTCGTTCATTGAGCACACTGACGGTATCAAGTTCACCGTTCGGGTCTCTGAGGAGATGATTAAGTTCGCCCTCACTAGCCTGGAACGCATCCCAAGACCATCTTGGTACACAGATTTGTGTGTCACCCCTGGTGCTGGGTTCACCCCGTTGAGTTCGTGTCCGGGTGTTGATTTGAAGACCCTTCGATCAATGGGGTCTCGATTGCGGAAGCATGTCCTTGACCAGGAATTTGCTTTGGGTCATGATCTCGCGTCCTTTGTATCATCTGACGCGGATTTGCTCCCCAAATTCCGCCCTGACCGCACCTGGGTGTGTTATGATCGTGCCGTCCGGACGGGCGGTCTGTTCGGTCAGGAAAACCGATGGTTGTCCGGCATCCTGCTGCCCGTTTACAATGAGTGGGCTGGTGTCACCAATTCTGCCGCTCGCATTGTGTTGGTCAACTGGATGCAACCGCGCTGGACAGTGAGGTTTTCGGAACACGGGTCGTGGGTCGCACGTCTGAACAGGTCATTGCTCGCCCAAGCCGGCGATGTTGAGAAAAATCCTGGCCCGCCCGTACTCTTCATCATCCGACAGTTTCTGCTAGGCGTGACGATTGTCTACGCTTGCGTCTTGACGCGCGACACCGTTGCAGTAACTGGGATCCCAAGCCTTGCATATCATATGTATGATGCGTGGGTCCTCAAGCCGTTGGACGAAAAGGCATATGAGTGTGCCATCGAGAAACGTGAGCATGAATTCTGGGCTGAACAATATCATGACCCCACTTTCGTCCAAATGAGCCGTTGGATGCGTGCCATTTGGCCTGACACCACAGTGCCGCTCCATTCTGAAATCGGCAGACAGTCTTACAGCTGTCATGTCGTGTTTTGGTTTCGCGGCATCCCTGAGGTGCCCTCCTTCGTCCACGTGAGCTGGTTCATGGTTCTTTACCAATACGTGAAACCGGTGGTCAAGTTTGTTGCACTGGCTTATGTCGCTGCTTCCTTGTGTGTTTGTTTCGTTGGGTCGGCACTCGTCGTCTTCTACGTGGCCAGGCGTGGCCGCGTTGTCGTCATCAACAATAACGGTGCCGTGAGCATCGTTGACATCAAGAAACACTTCAAGCCAGACTGTCCGAAGCCGACAAATCTCGTGGGCCATTCCTGGCTCGCCAGTCAGCGACGGGAGGCTGAAAACATGTGCATCACGTGGATCCTTGGTCAAACCAAACAGTTCCGTGATGTTGGCGGCAGTCGCAGCAGATGGGCGGAGCTCGGGAAGCAAAAGCACATCTGTTGCCCGAACTACAGCAATGACGACATCCTCCGTGACCTTAAGAGCCCGGAAATATTCGACAATTGTCGAGGGTATGGCCAAGATTGCCCGTCACGCAAGAAAATCCCTTTTGCGATCTTGAGCCACGTTGACTATCACATGTCGCAGGATGAGCTGGTCCGAACCATCACCGGGCCCACTTTCGTCATCAACCACAATTTCTCGGCCAGACCTGTCACCTTGGCCACGATTGACGCCGCCGCTTGTAAGAGTGAAGCTCGTCTCACCTATCACGGTTCTCAACTCCGCATGACCACTAGTGATGGCACCACCTTC